TTACCACTTAGAACTTATGACTGCTGCCGCGTGGCGCAAACCGCGCGCTTTCCGTATAATCAAAAAGTTGTAGTTCCCATGATTGTGGCGCTATGGTGCAACGGTTAGCACGCGGCCCTTTCAAGGTGACTCGTGCGTGCGACCACGTGCTAAGTCGTTGGATTTTCAGGGGCGATTTTCTACTACGTGCAACCACGTGATGCCAGATTCGACGTGTTTGATGACAATTTGTCCTCAAACTATTGCGGCACCTTCGTACCATTTTCACGGTGAACCGTCCGTGGTATCCTGCGAGCAATGAAACGCCTGACCAAACGCGAGCGTGAATCCTTTGCACTGTGGCGCTTGCATACTTTGGTGTCTACTCGCTCTGCCGGGTACGTGCCGATTCTCACGGAAGACCCGCGAGTATCTGAGTTCAAACGATTCCCACTTCTCCCCGAAAATATCGCGTCAGGAAGCCGCCACAGCGACGAACTCAAGCGTCCTTGACCAGTATCCAAGGAAAGATAATTCCTTTCTAGTTAGCGTTTTCTTTTATATGCTCACCTCAGATTACTGAGGAGGTTTTCTCTATGTCCCCAGAGAAAACGTATGACGACTTTGTTGTTAGTTTGACCCTTGCTTCAAATTCACGTGTCGAACTCAGAAAAGTCATAGTCAATGCTTTTCTTGATGAGAAGAAAGGATACTGGAAGGAAAAGATTCAGGTCGTTACCCGCTACAAGTACTTTGTTGAAACACTCAAGGAAGGCAATCGCATTTATCTGTTGCGGCCAACCTTTTTGAACAAGGGAATTGATTTCCAAGTCTGGATTGAGAAATTCGATGGTGAAAAAGATAAGCGGCCAAGTCACGGAACAATAATTGATGACATTAAGTTGAAGTTGAAGGAATTCCCCGCCCAGACGAAGACTCTGATGGCTGTCATCGAACGTGTCTGGAATTGCGAAGACCCTGATAAAGTGCTTTCTGATTCGCCTTTGAAATTCAAGAAGGGTCTGAGTCCCGAATTGATACTGAAGGCTTTGAAGTGGCTGTTCATAGAGCAAGATATAACCTATTGGAATTACGACGGACGCATGATGCTGTGGCGTGGCATCCAAGAGGAATGTAAGTGATGGCCTTTGACCTGCTGGCCTTAGAAAGCGCAGAGAAAGGCTTTGCTAGAAGTTTTTGATAGAATGGCAACAAGGTGAGCAGGATGGCAAAGGTTGTCTGGAAATCTGAGGATGGCCACTCCCGTTTGTGCGCTGGCGATTCGCTGGAATGGCTTAACTCTCTACCTGAAGACAGTGTTGATTGCATTTGGACTGACCCTCCGTATTTGCTTTCCAACGACGGCATCACCTGCATTGCTGGAAAGATGGTGAAGGTCAACAAGGGTGAGTGGGACAGAAGCCGTGGTATTGAACTTGACCATGAATTTAACCGAACTTGGCTGAAAGCCTGCCGCCGTGTTCTGAAGCCTTCTGGAGCAATTTGGGTGTCAGGCACGCTTCACGTGTATCTCAGCGTTGGCATGGCAATGATGGAAGAGGGCTTCCGAATCCTCAATGACATTGTTTGGGAAAAGCCTGCCCCACCGCCGAATTTGGGCTGCCGTTGCTTTACTCATTCAACCGAAATACTGCTATGGGCCACCAAAGCGAAGAAAGGTGGCAAAGACCGATACACGTTCAACTATGCCACCATGAGGCAGGAGAACGGTGGAAAGCAGATGAAGAACGTGTGGCGAATGATGCCGCCAACTGCCGAAGAGAAGAAACTTGGAAAGCATCCCACTCAAAAGCCGATTGCCTTGGTTGCGCGTTGCCTTCGGGCCAGCACGAATGCTGGTGACTTGGTTCTAGACCCGTTCGCTGGCTCTGGCACAACTGGTGTTGCCGCATTGCAGTTAGGCCGCAACTTCCTTGGCTGCGAACGTGAGGAGAAATACGTTCGCCTAGCAATGAAGAGACTTTCTAAACCAAGTGAATTGCCGAGAGAAGAAATTGAAGAGAAGACTTCTGACCAACCGAATCTCTTCAGTGGTCTTTCAAAGGCTGCCCATGCCGATTGATACCCAAAAACTTGTTGACTACATCAACCGAAAATACTGGTGGCATGTCACACCCGTTGACCCTCTTGCCTATCAAAAGCGTGGTAAGTTTTTCTCATCTACTTATGCTAGGGCTGAGTTTTATGGTCGTCCCAACGATGACCCTGAAAAAGTTTCCATCAAAAAACCGCTGGTGGGAGACGCGAACACAGTAGAAATACGCCTTCTTGGAAAAGTGGAAGGTTTTGACGGCATGGGTGTGAAACGCCGTCTCGCGCTAGATGCCAGAATGAAAAAAATTGCGCTGCGAAAGGGCTACGATTCCATCGTTGTTTTAGCCCAAACTGGATTGAAGAGGCTTCGCACTGAAGGCAAAATACCCCGCAGCATCGAACTCAACGTAGTAGATTTGCGTTGCTTGAAAAGTCCCCTCAAGCCCAATGGAACGCACTGAAGCACTTGTCAAACTCAAGAAGTTGGTTGGGACAGACCTGCTGGCCTTAGCAGAGAAGTTAGAAATCCCTGTCCATATTAAGGTCAACGTTGACGGCAAACTTGTTCCCCGCATCAGCAAGGGGTGGGCGGGTCACACCATGGAAAGATATTTAGGGCTGCCGCTCAATTCTGCCCAGTCTCCAAACTTCGGCTCATGGGAACTCAAGGTTGTGCCTGTTCGCAACCGTCCCAGAGTTGGCCTTTGCGTGAAAGAAACAATGGCCATAACGATGATTGACCCTGTAGAAGTGAAAGCAAAGACATTTGAACAGAGTCACCTCTACAGCAAGATGCGCAAAATGATTGTGGTAGCCAGAACCTTTGTGGACAAGGTTGAATCGTCTGCAACCGTCTACTCAGTGGGCACCTTTGAACTTGAAGACCCGAAGGTCTATGCACAGGTGAGAGCAGATTATGACTTAGTGCGTAAGACCCTTCTCACCGATGGTTTCCAAGCGCTCACAGGAAAGATGGGAGTGCTGGTTCAACCGCGAACAAAGGGTGCAGGGCACGGAAGTACTTCAAGGGCTTTCTACGCGAGAACCCAATTCGTCGCCCACATTCTAGGTTTGAAGGCTTGTGACCTTTAGTTCTCTTCAAGTGCTGGCCCTGCACTGCTAACGATAGATAGTCGCTTAATCTTTGCCCGCGCCGATGTCGGTGAGTCACCGACGCGGGACTTGGACGGGTCGCTAACACAGTCGTTGGTGAGACGGCTTTTCCACGCGATGCCCGCCGACTGTGGAAACTTAAACGGCGACCTTCACAACGTTGGACGCCTGAAGACCTTTGGTGCCTTTGGTGACTTCAAATTCCACGCGGTCGGCTTCGTTCAGAGACTTATAGCCTTCCTCTTGAATCGCGGAGAAGTGAACGAACACGTCCGTGCTGTCACTGTCTCTACAAATAAATCCGTAGCCTTTGCCCGCGTTGAACCACTTTACAGTTCCTTGTTCCTTCATGTTGCTGTTCTCACTTTCTTATTTTGAATGAAGCGCAGGGGAGTCCGAAGACTCCCCCACGGAAGTTTTGTTGGTGTGGATTATCCGATAACGTTCAACGATGCAACTGGGGGCTGCACGCTGTCGAACAGAATCGGACGCGCATCGGCGCGGAAGTACGATTGAAAACCAATCAATCCCGCTTCGATTGCGTTCGGGTTTTGTGTGAAGCGCTTGATGCCCGACGCGTTCTTCACGTGACGCACGAGCAGGTAGTCAGGATGCGCGAAGATGATTGCGGCATTCACCTGAATCGCGGGCGAGTTTCCTACCGCTGGCATGTGCTCACAAATCACGATGTCGCGATTGAAAAGTTTGTCGAGACCGTAGGGTGTGCCCACTGGACGCAACACATTTTCCAAAGCCTGCCCGACGTAGAGTGCCATCGTGCTCGACATGAAGAACTTCGCGCCGCGCCGATACTGCATCGGCAACGTGAAGAACAACTTCACCAAGTCATTGATGAAGTTCGCCGTGAGTGCGTACTGCGCCGTAATGTTCGTCGCGCTGGCAAGTTGTGCGCACGCTGTCAGCAAGCCGTACGGAACGCCTGCGATGTCGCCCGACGCTTCCACGCCCGAGCCGTTGATTGCCTCAGCGCCAAATCCGAGTGCGTGCCTGCGATTGAACGCTGTTTCGAGTAAAGGCAACAGCGCAAACGCCGAGTCTTGGTCTAACTCAGTGCTGCAATAAACGACGCCTGAACGGTAGGTAGGAGCCGTGCCCCATTGACACGAAGCCGCCCGCACATAACCGTCGCCGCTCTGCACTGCTTCACCAAGACGCTGTGATGCAACTGCCACAAGTGGCGAGCCGCTCACGTCATCAATCGCGGGCGAGCACATCGCCGCGCCCGATTCCGTTTCAATGACGTTGCAGTTTCCTTCCGCCAAAAGTTCATCGACGGCGGGCAATGATGCCCGCAGGTGCTTGTCATATTCGGGTGGAACGAAATATCCCGCCGCGTTGGAGTACGTCAAGCCGACAACGTTCCCATACTCACTCGTTGCCGTGAAACTTGTCCGCTCTTCCGAACCGCCGACGAACCTGTACCACGCCGCACGAAGTTCTGCACTGCCCTTCGTTGAGAACGGGTCAGGATGTCCCAGTTCACGCGCCAATGCCGATGTACGAGCACGGGCGAGTTCCGTGGGTGTTATACCGCTGCGCAATGCTGAGAACTCAGCCAACAGCGCACGATGCCTCATTTCGTCTTGTGCCGTTGGTTTGTCCTTGCTCGCGATTGCTTCCATCTCTCCGAGCACAGTGATAATTCGCTGCGTCGTGAGATTCACTTCTTCGATTCGATTACTCATTGTGTTACCTTCTTCGTTTGGGATTTTCTGCGAAAGGGTGCCCGCGCAGACGGGTTTACAGCACTAACTTCTGTTGCCGACGCATCCGTTCACGCCGCTGCTTAAATTCAGCGTCAGACACGCGAAAGGTTTTGTTCATCTGGTACGTCTGAAGCGCGCTGCGCACTTCAGCGGGTTGCCCATCGGGGAATAGCAGCAAGGCGCGAGCCTGCACGGTTGTTTGCTGATAGGCGGGGTAGCAGACCACGCTGCAATCCTGCAAGTCCACGTCGTTGAGCAAGCGCAAGGCATACCTGTTACCGCTTCGGTCGGTCGCATCCTGCCACGTGTCACTCACGCAGCGAAATGCAAAGGAGCAGGCGTCAATGTCGCCGCGCCGAACTGACGCGTGCGTTGACCTGTGTTCGGGGTTGTTCGGGTCGAGCAAGCACCGAAAGTGCAAGCCGCGATTGTCACACCGAAGTTGTAGAGTGCGGTTCTTCACTCTTCCGAGTAGGAAGTCGGGATTGTGGTTTCTCAGGCACCGCACGTCCTGACCTTCGTTGAGTGCCCGAGTGAAAGCCGTAGGCGTGCAACGCTCACGGAATCCACCCAAGTCCTCACTTTCGCCGTCCCACGTCGCGCTGTATCCTTCCAGCGCGAAGTCGTCGTCGTCTTCATCTTCGCCGAGCGCACGAAGTTCCGTGCCACGGCTGTACAGCCGTTCCAACTGCAATGACATATTGTTTACCTCTTAATTAGGTGATTTGTTGCTTTAGGTCACGAGCAACGCGTGTCCGTCTACAAAGTTATGTCGCCGCGTTGCCGTTGTCATCGGCACCAAGCGGTACAGCAATTCCCCCGAGCGCTTTGATTTGTTGCACGAGTTCGTCTTGCTCTTGGTCAAGTCGCCAGTACAGGCGCAACACATTTTCATCTGCGTTGCCCATCGAATGCGCGAGCGCCGTCATATCGGCGCGCACGCGTTTATGCTGCGCGAGAAGATTCGCGAGTTTGTTCGCATCAATACTCGGCTTGCCAGCGGACGCCGCGTCCACAAAGTCGCCAATCGAATCCGACTTTCCCGCGCCGAGTTCTGTCCAGAATTCCTTTGCTGTTTGCATTTCGCCCACGGTCTCACTTCCTTTCTTGCCGCGTTAGCGGGTCTCTACGCCTGCCCGAGCATCAAACCGAACGGGTGTCTGCTTCGATTGCTCGTTCAGGTTCTTCCGACGCGCCACTTCTTCAAGAATCTTCGCACGACCACAGCCGAGTGCAGGCGGAAGACCTTGCTCTGAAATCGTGGTCAAGTCATCACCGCAGTTCGCCAAATCTTGAAAGAATGCTTCCAAGTACTGTTGGCAATTATCCCGCAGTTCTGCCGCCTTGCTCTTCTTCACTTCGCTTGCCTTCGTTCCAAAAAGTCCCATCGTCTTTTCCTCTTTCGTCTTTCACGTGTTCACGGTCGTACCTTGTGACTCACGAAAACCTTCCGTTGCTCTTTCTCCGCTGTGTTTCACGCGTCTGCGTGTGATTGAACGCAACGACTCCATCTCTCCGCAGACAACCGCAACTCTTGCTCGTGCCCGAGCGAAGAGTAGTGCCGCACACCGACCGCACCGCGCCGCACGAACAGCGACACGTCCATAAAACTTCTTTCCGTTTCTTGCTGACGTGCGAGAACTTGAGAACAAGCCAGCGCCCACAGGTCTCGCCAGTCATGTTGATTCTTGTCCGCCGCATCACGCACCGCCGAACGACCGATGCGGATATTTCGATTGCACGTAGTCCACGCCTTCACGCCAACAGGGTGTACCTTCGTCGGGTGGGTGACAGTGCTCGCAAAGTGCGAGCAGGTTCTTCAAGTCGAACATCGCGCCGCCTTGTCTTGGCGAAATAATGTGGTGCGCGAGCGTCGCGGGATTGTGGCATTGCTCCATCTTCCCCGTCAGCGGGTCTCGCACGATGCGCTGACAAATCGGATTCATCGTGCGGCAGACCTTTGACAGCCGACGCCACACCGTACCCGAGTGCCCTTCGGTGTATCGCTTGCTGACGGCATCATCCTTGCGAAACATCTCGCGAGCCTTTTTCTCTGCATCGTGGTTCGGCGAATGCGCTACAGGGCACGCTTTCATCGCGTCATCACCGCAGGATTGCCGCGCACGTAGCCTGTCTCTCCGCTGCCTTCGTCCATGTCGAGAAACCGTGTCGGCACGGCTTTGCCGTCCGAGAATCTTGGCTTCGCCTTCAAGTGAACCACGAAGGATTCATCGTTGGTCGGATAAGGCGTCGCGTTGGCGCAGCACTTAGGCACAGGCGCAACACCGAAGCCGTTGATACCTGCGACCCACGCGTCTTCGCCGTGGCAGAACGGGCAACGATATTGAATCGCGGGGTAAGAATCTTTCCCCGATGTGAAGCGAACACTCCACCCCAAGCCGAGAAAGCGCACAACAGGTTTCAAGAAAATAAATTCGAGCATGTCATCTCCTTTACAGCATGAATATCTTCGGCGTGTTTAGGTACTTGCGGTTGAGTGGGTCGAGAAGTTGTTGCCAGCCCGTCACCGTCGCCTGTATCGCGTCGATTTTATTTCGGTTCTCACCGCCCGCTTTGCTTGGCTTGATGCCGCCGTGCTTCTCGTCGGCTTCAAGTGAAACGTTACTCAATTGCCATCTGAGAACAGGATTATTTAAGTGTGCAACCGTGCCCTTCAAGATTCCCAGTTTCAATTCCTGCGATGGAGCCGTGAGAATACTGGGCAACTGTGGAACGGCAACAAACCGCGCAACGTTCTGCGCGAGCAATCGTGAGCACATCACTTCCGACTTCCAGCGGTCGAAACCAACCACAGGGACGCGGTAGGTTCCGCAAATCTCTTTGATGTCACGCTCCACGGTGTCCAAGTCCACCATGTCTTCGCCCGCAATCTTAATCCACCCTTCGCGAATCCAGAGGCTCAACGGCACGCGCCAACTCAACTCTTTGTCCTTCAGACCGTTCTCGTTCATCCAAACCCACGGCACAATCGCGGTCTTCTTTGAATAATCACCCGTCACCGTGTAGCCGTGCGCAAAGTGTGGCGTCACCAAAGAGAACGCGCACGTGTCATCACTCAAGCCGATGTCGATTCCGCCGAAGAAAAGCGTGCGCTCCTGCGCTGCTTTAGCAAGGAACGTCTTCCGAAGTTCCATCGCGCCGCCCGCTGGCATCGGACAGCCGACGCATGCGTCTATCTTGTCCTGCGGAAGTGAATGCCCAACCACAACGCTGTTCCAAATGTTCGCGTGGAATCTCAAGAATGAAAACCGCGAGTTCGGGTCGTTCTCAAATTCGCGAGCCTGTGACTTCAAGCCTTCCACGTCAACCGAAATGCCAAGATTCGGGTTAGCCTTAATCCACAGCGTAGGGTCTGCGGGGTCGTCATTTTCATCCAATGCTGCGATGTACACAAAGCGTTCATCGGAAAACTTGAAATCTTCCGTGGTTCCCTTCAGCATGCGCTCGTACATTTCGTGCTGCGAGTACGCATAACTGTCGCGGTCTTGTCCTGCGGTCGTTGCGGAAATCACCAAAGGTTGCGGTCTGCTCAAGGTTCCTGATTGAAGCCTTTTCACAACCGCGTCTGACGGGTGCTCGTGGATTTCATCGCACAGTGCAACCTGCACGCGCAAACCGTCCATCGTGTGACTGTCACTTCCAAGTGCCTCAAAGAGCGCTTCCGCATCTTCAATTTCCAATTTCCGCGCCATCACCTTGACGGCAGACTTCAACTCTGGACTCCCGCGCACGATTGCTTTGGCATCTTTCCAGATAATCGCGGCTTGGTCTCGCTTCGTTGCCGCCGAATATATTTCAGGACGGCTGCACAAATCCGCGCACAGGCAGAACGCGCCGATTGCCGCAAGAAAGTTTGACTTGCCGTTCTTCCGACCTGTCGCCAACCAGAACCAACGAAACCGACGAAGACCGCTCGCCCACTTGAAGGCGAAAAGCGAAACAACACAGAAAAGTTGCCACGGTTGAATCCGCCAGTCGTTCACATAGTTGTCAAACCACGCCTTGATGACTGCGGCTTCGTCAGGGTCAAAGAAGAATCCACGCGTGTGTCCGACTTCCAAGTCTGTGATGAATCGCTGTGCCGCCAGTTTGACGTTCTTCCCCGCAACGATTTCACCTTGCAGAACTTTCTGCGCATAACTTCTCGCGATGCTCGCCGCGTGCTCTGGTGCCCAATCGAAGATTCCAGACGCCGACTTACAGACGGTCTCGTTCGGAATGAGTCTGCTTTGAAAAGATTCGCGAACGCTCCGAACACCGACGATGAACGCTTCCAAACTGGGTGCTTGCTTCTCAGGAGCAGGGCACGTTTCAACGCGCTCCACGAACGGCGGTCGGGTCGCCCATATTGCCTCAAGCCGTGCAACTTCCTTCCCCGCTGCCTTCTTCTTCGCGCCCGCGCACTTGTACTGTTCGGCGCGTGCTTGAATCAGGGACAGGAGCAGGCTTGCATCGCTCTGCGCCAGCGTGCGCGCCGCCAGCAATTCCGCCGTCAACTTGTCCCATGCGTTGCGGGTCGCCCGTGGAAGACCTTTCGGTCTTGGCGGAATGCCGAGCGCAAACGGCAGGCTTTTTGCTTCTTTCTTTGCCACTTGAAAACTCCCTGTAAGCACATCGAAAGATAGGCGTTTACCGCCCGAATGCATGGGAACCAAAACTGAAACCTGTACCAACTCGTTCAAACCTGTACCAAAACTCACCACGCGAGCCACCCTAGCGCGCTCGGTCGAATCAAGGGACGCAGGTATGCCGAGATGCCCCCATGGGGGTAGGGTGGTCTCATAACCTATTTATTATGTGTAGGTTGATGCTATTTCACCATCGCGCCGCGTTCAGTGAATTGACCGCAAACATACCGTAATCACCGCTAATTGCAGGTACTTACAGGCAGTTGTCCGCACGCCCTAACACGCACCCTGTTGCGACAGATTCGCGCCGCATTCGCTGCGCCTGCGCCCGCCGCTGTGCGAGCGTTGCAGTATCCTGCGAGCCGTCATCCTGCACGCTGTCTCTCTACCTGTCTGCCTTCACTTGTCTTCTTTGTGGACGCCTGATGGCGGGTCGGACTTGGTTCCCCCGTTGTTAACGCTCCGTGAATTCCTGCGAACTGCTCAACCCATCGTCGGAATACATCGGCAGGTTGTGCCGTTGCTTGAAACTCGCCGCAAAGGTGCCAAGCGAAGCCATGTTCGTCGCCGTGAATCCACCCGCGCCGCCCGCATCAAAACTCACGCGCTCTTCCACTTCAAGCGCCGCAACAATCGAATCGAAACAGGCATACTCGTTTCCATCTGCGCAGCCAAGCAAACAGTTCGCGAGAATGTAGTCTTCGTAGACCGTCACACAAATCTCGCCGCCCGCTGCCTTGATGCGCTCAATCGCCGCCCGCTTTTGTTGTTCTGTTGCTGTCATCACCTTTCACCTACTCCGTTTGGGATTCTTGCGGAAGACTAATTTCGATTTCGTCGCCAATACAATCAGGTCGAGCCGTTCCAACTTGTCGAGCGCCGCTCTTACGACAGGGTATGCCTGACGCGTTAAGCACGTCAGCGAACTGACGCTGAGTTCCGATTGCGCGAGAATCAGCAATTGGAAAATCTTCCACGCTGTGTCTTCCACTTTCTGTTCTGCCTTCGTCGGCGGTTCAGGCGTCTCAGGCTCGTATGTCTTGATGCGTTCGCCCAAGAGAATCAGTTCGACATAACTGCACGCCGTCGCTTCTTCGTCCTGTTCGTAGAATCCAAAGCCGCCACAAGTCTCCCAGTTCACTTCTCCGTTTGGTGCTGTGGTTCCCCGCATGGTGCTGCCTTCTTCCTTAGCGACGCGCCTGCGACCCGTAGGCTCTCCCACACCGTCAGCGGTCTCCCAAGTCTCAACTCTTCCCGCTGTACGGCTTCATCCATCGCCGCGATTTGTTCGGGAGTCAAGTCGTCTTCGTCCGTGCGTCGCTTCATGGTTCCCCCTGCGCCTTTAGCCCTGCCCTGATAAGCCTTTGGGTGGGTGGGGAGAGGACGCTTGCGGCATCTACACTCACATCGAAACCCAACATCGACACCCCTTCGACCCTAGACGTAACCTGTACGTTACGCTGACCGTAACCTGTGTGTTACGCTGGAAACATCCTGACCGTAACCCGTGCGTTACGCTGAAGCGTAACCTGTACGTTACGCCGCACTATGGAAAACAGCCGCCGTCATGCGACCGACAGCCGCAACTTCTTGAAGTCGGCAACAAACTTCCACGCGTTCGACTGCCAGCCGCGAGCCGTCTTCGGTTCCTTCTCCATCGCCGCGACATGCGCCTGATAAGCGCGAAGTATTTCGTCATCAAGTGCGCCTGTGTTCCGCAATCCTTTCACGGTTCCCGCATACCATTTGACGTGACCTTTCGATGCACGGTGCAGGTCAATCGCGAGACGGTCTTTCTTCTCGTTGTCCCACGGCATCGGCAACGCTTTGTGACAGTGTGCGTCGCCGTGTTGCTCCACCCATTCGTCGTGCGTGATTGGGTGCAGGTCTTTGCTTCGCTGCATCTCGACTTTGTGAGCGTGACCACTCTTCATCGGGTCTCTGCGTTCAACAATTTCGACCCAACCGCTTTCAATGAGTTCAGTCACAGCACGTGATGCTGACTCACGCTTCACGCCGAAGTAATCCGCCAAGTTCTGAATTGACGAATAGTAGGTTCCATAGATGCGACGCTCTTTGTCCCAAGTGACGCCGCGAAGTTTCATGTAGATTGCGAGCGCAAGACCGCTGTGCTTGAGATGCCGCTCTGCATCGCAGCGCAAACCGCGATTCACAAAGCACCGCCTTCGCCGAGAATCTCTTCGACTGCGTGTCGCTCAACAGCGCGCCTGCTACACACGCTCGTGATGTACTTATGAACGTCAAGTTCAGTGAACGACTCGTGCTTCGCGACTTTGCGCAGTGTCCACTTCTTTGTCTTCTCGAATGCGACACGAACTTCCTGTTCGGAGTAGTTCGACATCCAAATGTAGAGTGAGAGTCGGTCGCACTTGAAGCCGAACATCTTTTCAAAGTCGGCAATCATCGCCAACATCATCGGGCGGTCGTCTTTGGTCAGTACTCGCATGGTGCAGTCTCCTTCCTGCTTCCTTCTGTCCCGATTCACTGCACGGCTTCGGGATAACAGCCGCAAACCTTTTCTTACTTCGCCCTTGACATCATCACCTTGCCGCTTGCGTGACGAATCTCCACACGCGTGTCCGTTTCGTGAAGACTGAAGACTCCAACGCTACCGCCGCCCGCACGGAGCAAAGCCTCTTCGGGTGAGTAGGACTCTGGCAAGTTGACTTCCAGTAACTCCCGCTCAAATATCGAGCGCAGCCCTTGCTTGGTCATGCCTTCAACGCGGGCGCAGTCTTGCAGCGTTCTCTCCATGCGTTCCTGTGCTTGGTAGTGCTTCAACTTCATAGCGTCACACTCCTTCGTCTACAAAGAAGACGGCGAACTGAAAAACGCAACTTTTGGGGGGTAGTCGAGCCTGTGACTGGCTTATAACTATGGCGCTGTGGTAGGCAAATCTGCATTTGTTTTATTTTCATCAGGTTACAGCCTGACGCCTTTCCGCTTATTTTCGATGCTCTTAACGATGCGCTCAACCTGTTCTTGCGTGATTGGCTCCGCTGGCATCGCCTGACCATCTTTCTCCCACACACCGCCAACGCGAGCGTGTGAGATATATTCCGCCGTACTCTTCGCGTCCAGACCTCGCCGAAAGTACAACTCAATCACTTCAAGCCACTCACCCATGTGCCGCAACGCTTCAAACGCCCGACCAAAGTACCGCTGCGCTTGCGCAGGCGGGCGCTGTTGGTTATCGGTAACTTCCACGACGATTTTCCCTTCGCGCTCGTACATGTCCCAGTCTTCTTTCTTGACTGTTGGGAAAATGGTCAGCAGCCACTCAACAACCTTGCGCTTATCCTGCGCCCACAGCGCTGCGCGATGCTTGCGTGGTGTGTGAGTCCTGACCTGCATCGCCGTAGCCATCACGCGGTCAATGCCAACGTCCTTCATCGCGTCTTCAACGGCTTTTGCATTCGGCTTAGAAAAAGGGTGCTTGTCAAACTCAAGCGCGTGCTCCTGCTTTTCGAGCAGGGCATCTTCGGAGTCTTCCAACTTCTTCAGCGCGTCGTCACCCTTCGCTACCGCTGCAATTTTCTTCTGAAGTTTTTTTGTCTGCGTGTTTATCGCCCATTGCGCGGTGACGACGCCCAAACTGACCGCCAGCCGTTCAAGTGCAAGCCTGTCCGCAAACGGAATGATGTAGGGGTGGTCGGTGTATGGACGCCGCTGCGCGTGGCTTTCTTCGAGTTTCTTCAACTCCCATGCAATCTGTTTGGGTGTGAGCCTCATGCCGCGCTCGCACGCAGACTGTTCAACCATGCGTCGCAATCTTCGCGGAGAATCACGAAGCGCTTTCCGATGGTCAACGCTTTCAACTTTTTGTCGCGGATTGCCTGACGAATCATGCACACCGTAGCGCCAGAATACGACGCCGCGTCAGCGACACGCAGACCACGCGCCGCGATTGGTGCATTCTGTGGGGGGAGTTCTACAACTTGAACCGCTTTTGCTTTTCTGTAATTAGACATGCGAAGGCAACTCCGAATGAATCAGAGTCGCCTTCCCTCAGCCTTGCGCCGAGAGTGTGGAAGGATTAGTGAGGGTCTCTTTTAGAGTCGTGGCAGTTTTGCGCTTCAAACTAATCGCAATCTGGTATCCGTCGCACGAACTCAACCCGTCAGCGATTCGCGCCGCTGACTGCGTGTGCAGGCTATTTGGGATGACGTGATGCTGCCCATTCTCACGAACGCACTCAACAACTGCACTGTTGCCGAGCCTTCAATCTCCTAGTCCGATGTGGTTGGACCTCACCGAACAATTACAGTTTACCACATTTTGAGGGAAAAGTCAACTACTACGTTTCGTGGTGCAATGTCAAGCAAAATCTGTGTCGCCCCAGTACTGTTTTTCATAGTACTGAAGTGCCCTTGTCATCAAAAGGGTTGTGCTCTAGGCTGGATTCAGAAAGGAGACTCAGACATGAAGATTGAAGTCGAACTCGTGAGAGAGACTCGCAATCGCCAGTTCTACACCGTGCGTGCAAACGACCGCCTTATCTGCACGCACGTGTGGGAGAAGCCGCACGCCGACATGATTGCAGACGCCGTGAAGGAATATGCGGAGAAACACGGAGAGCAAGCAGTTCTCTCGGTGCTGGACCAAGCGTAATCCCGCAACATTTTTTCCGTAGAAGGAGAACACGATGGGCAAGCACGGAGCAGGCAGCATCATCAACCGAAAAGGAACGGACCTTCTGTACATTCGCTACTACCACGACGGCAAACAAATACAGGAAGCCACGGGCACGGCATCGCGAGAAGAAGCACAGCGATTGCTCAACATCCGACTTGGCAATGATGCGCAAGGCGCGCCGTCGCCCGCCGACTCCAACAAACTGACCTATAAAAATATCCGCGAAGCGTACATTGCCGACGATTCGAGCCGCGAAGAGTACGACGGATTGAAGCACATCGACGCGTTCTTCGGCGGGCGTTTGGTCTGCAAGATTGACAGCGACACAATTCGAGCCTTCATCGCCGCTCGTCGCCGCGAAGGAATCTCGGACCCAACGATACGCCGCAACCTGACGCCACTCCGCGCAATGTTTCGACTTGCCGCGAAGGAAAAAAAGTTTGGTCTCCGTGACGTGCCATATTTTCCGATGCCGAAAGACTCTACTCCTACGGGCAAGTACATCGAACCTGAGACCTTTGACAAGATTCTCTCCGCACTCCCGACCGCTGCGAGTACGAAACAGTGGAACAAGACGCACGGCGCACGCCGTGGTGAGCGAACCTTCCACGACCTGCGACCATTTTTCACCTTCATGTACTGCACGGGTTGCCGACTTGGTGCAGCGCAGAAGATTCGATGGGAGCACGTCTCGAAAGATTGCCGCGTGTTGACGCTGCCTGCCGACATCACGAAGAACAAAGAGGAACTGACACTCGTTCTTGACGGCGCGTTGCTTGAACCAATCGCCGCCGACCTGCGAAAGCGTTTCCGTCGTGACGGCGAGCCGATATTCGACAGCACGAACTATCGCCCGGAATGGGCAAGAGCGTGCGCGAAGGCGGGTCTGCGTGGTTGGAACGAAGAGAAGCGCACGCGTGAAGACAAGCCGGGCGGACGGATTCACGACTGCCGTTGTTCTGGTGCAATCAACCTAATAGACGCTGGCGTCGATGAAGGATTGGTGCTTCAAATCGGCGGGTGGAAGACAAGAAAGATGCTGGACCGCTACAACCGACCGAACGTCAACCGCGTTGGTGCTGCGCTCACAAAGGCGGGCAAGTACGTTGCCGACAGAATCGCCGCTGCGAAGTAATCGCCGGGCATGTTGGAAGTCGCCGACTCGAAGCACTGGGTCGGCGATTTTCTTTTATGCTACACTTGAACGAGTGGCCCGGTAGTGTATTCGGTCAACACGTCGGCCTTTCAAGCCGGAGACAACGGGTTCGAACCCCGTCCGGGCTACCAACTTTCTTTGATGACAATCTTGATGACAATTTCGCATTTTACCCAATGAAAACGCCACAAATGAAAGCCCTTTCAAGGCCGAAATACGGGTTCGATTCCCGTTAGCGCTACCAAGCTTTTGAGCGTTCCAGACTAATTGAATCTCGTTTCGTTGTGAAGCTCCCCCAACGGCTCCGTTCGATGTGCCGGGTTG